ACTTTTGGCATAATTATTCTCCTTTATAAAAAATGAGTGTCCACAAGATTCCGACACGACGGTGGGTTCGTCTTTATGCTATGTGCCGGGCCTACTGATAAATATAGACTATGTCGGATCTTTAAAGGAGTATTTAAACTTTTCTATAATTTGACCGAAAGNACTATCAATAGATTTCCTTGATTCATCTGTATAATAGTCAGAATAGTGCATTGGACTCTTTCTAATACTGGACTTAAGTCTAGGTAGACTAACTCTTCTCATTGATAAATTATCGCACACTTGATCAAAGTCTCTCTGAAGATTTTCAAACCTTAAGACTCGATTCATGTATCCGTCTTGATAGAACTCCATAGCAACTTTGGAAATGTGGTCTAGCATTTGAACACTTTTTGGAAATCCTAGCTGATCGACTGTCTCCTCTTCAAGCTTTAAAAATGATGAAAATTTAGTCATCAGTGTTCTCTTCGAGTCATCCGGACTGGGTTGCATCCATCGGGTCCTCTCAAAGTCTGATAAAGTTTCANTTACTGTAGCACCTGTTATTGGAGAAATAAGCTCATATGATGAAAAGCACCACCAAAAATACGAAACAAGAACATCCCATGGGTTTCTAACTATGGTAAACCTATAATATGAATTACAATCTTGAAACTTATCAGATAAAGACTGAAAAGCAACGGGAGACGCGTGAGAGTCAAAAAGCCTTCTTTGCCATGTAATTTCATTTGACTCTCTAATAATATCATCTGTGATCGGCGGGTCTGTTAAAACTCCTGATCGCTTCTTTAGAATAAGATATCTCTTTGCATCCTCACCATAAAGAGTTATAACCTCTGTACAATTTCTAGAAGAGTAGTCATACAAGTTGCTATTGACCTCATTGAGATAATCAGATCCTGTAATTATATCCTCTGGTCCGCATTCAGGAATTAGGGCAACTTCAACACTTGACCCTGCAACCTTAATGGGTTTAAAAAATATAAACTTTTTCTTATGAGATATTATCATCTTTCCCTAGATAGATTATAAGATCAAAATATCAATAGTTTATAAAAAAAAGGGGCGGCTCGAAAGCCGCCCCTTAGGTGTCTTGTCTTCTAATTAGATTAGATGACGTTCATATCCATAACTGTAACTGTACCGTAGAAGTCATTTCTAACCATCTTCTTACCGTATCGAGTCATCACGCCCTTACGGGGTGTGAAATCCTCTGGTGCGAAGATTGTAGGAGTGACGATGAGCGGTACATAAGGAGCATAGACATAGCCTGTCTCCAAGTAACTTCCGCCCTTGTAACCGACGAGGACCTTATTCCGTGGGAAGTAGGGATCCTTGTAGACTGTGAAGCGGTTACTCAACGTACCAACCGGAGAAGCTCCGAGCTGGAAGGGGGCACCGACCTGACCGTCGCCGTCAATCTTAAGACTTGGCTTATAGAGCACAGAAGCCTCGAAGATTGTTGCAACTTCGGGAGAGCAAACGATGAAGTTAGCGGAACCACGAAGTGTCTTTCTGTGGATCTCGTTAGCAACGTCGATAATGGTCTCAACGAGAGTCTCGTACCATTCGCGGACTGTACCCGTGAAAGCGGGACCAGCAGCAAGTGTACTTGATCTCTCAACCTCAGTTCCGTCAGTCTTCTTAACGAACTTACCAGGCATACGGCTCCAGTAGTAGTTAGCACCACCGGCCTCGACGAGTAGGTCGTTAAGAATCTCACGATCGATTTCTAGAGCGATCTGCTCGGAGAGGATCTGTGTAAGCTCAACCTCAGCGTCAAGGCTGTGATAGGCGTTAAGATCCTGAGCAAGCTCTGGAGACCAGCGAGCACGGAGCTTACGAGTCTGAGCTGTAACCGCGATGCTTTCGATCTTGATGTCGATTTCAGGAATTATGGGTGAAGGTGAAGTAGCGAAGTTAGATTCGAAACTTGGAATGGTAAGAGTTGAGCCGTCATCAGAGTCAACGTTAAGGTTGGCTGTGAGTGCGTATGAAGCAGATAGACTATTTCTATATGCCGCATCACCATTTCCGGCCTGAGCGTTATCGTAAACATGACCACCAGAAACAACAGTCAGCAGAGCTGCATTTGTATCACCTGGGCTAACAAGGGGATCAGCTGTGAACTTGTCATTCACAAATGTTCCGAGCTGGTTAAGCCTACGAACGTTAACGATGTTTGTACCACCCTGAATCTCTCCCATGGATGGTGAGCACTTAACTTCAGAAGCATTTCCAAGATAGATGGAGACATCCTTAGCAGCACCGGTGTCCATATTAGCGAACTTAGTTGATGTAAAAGAGAACACGTGGAACTGGAAACCACCGCTAGAGCGGCTAGCAGAACCATCCTCAATGAGCTGAGTAATCTGAGGATCGAACTGAAGAAGCTTTCCATCAGTACCTGTAGCCATACAGTAAGAACCAGCTGTGAGTGTGGTTGTTGTTGAACCGCCGCTGTTGAAAGCGCCTGTTGCCAAAAGTGTCAAACCAACAGAATTGGTGTGAACTCTAGTGTATGTGGAGCCGACAAGGTCGTATTGACCACCGACTGCCAGTGAACCAGAGCGGACGCCCTTACCAACTGGTGAGTTGTAGATAGAGTCACCAGCTTTATATGTAGCTGCTCCGGATTCACCTGTGGTGCCAGGAGTTGTTCTAGTTCCAGCACTTAGACTGGAGTCACCACCGATATTAGTACCGTAGGTGTAATCCAGATAAAAGAGCAGACCGGAAGGCAGGCTCATGGGCTGAATGGAAACAAGCTCGTTTGCAACCAGGCCGCCGAATACACGACGAACGATTGGGAAAGCGATGTTGGTGAATCCACGAATGTCACCGGAGTCTGTAAGAGCACCGGCACCTGTAGAAAGTGAGTTAGACTCACGAAGAAGCTGAGCTGCTTGGTTTTCGAGCATTCTCGACATGTTTTCTCTACTGTGGTCACTAAGACCACGAAGAAGACCTGTTCGAGTCCACTTTTCAACCAATCGCATGCCTTCAGCACCTACGTTTCTGTTACGGATACCCTCCGTAAGCTGATTTAGTGTGAAAGATTTTGCCATTTTTATTTTTCTCCTTAGCAGTTTATCTTTTGTTACTTAAGCCCAGCGAGTTTAGCCCAGCGTGTAACCTCAGCGGCACCTGACTCTGTCTGTGTAGATCCAGGTCTTGTTACCCTTGAGGAAGCGCCGAGAGTTCTTCTCGCTGCTGACTCGGAAAGCCTATTAGGCTTATTTTTAATTGAGCCAGTCAGGCTCTTATAGAGTAGTTTTACCTCTCTTAGTGTTCTAGCACCGTCTATTGACTCAATGATAGATTTTCTTTGAGAAGGTGTAACACCCTTGTTTTGTAAAAGCTTATTAACGTAAAGAAGCTTTGCGTTAAATAAGTTCATCTCTGTCAACTGCTCACGAAGTGTTTCAACAGCACTTCTGTATTGTTTGAGCCTACCTTGGAGAGCACGATTTCTGCGGCCCTCATTTTGTAATTTTCTACGAAGCTTTCTGACCTCAGCAAGCTTATTCATAGCGGGAGGTGACTCTAGAACGTCTCCGCTACGAGAGCCGCCTCCAAAATCATCACCCTTTTTACCGGCCTTTCCGCCGTAAACATTCTTAAGTCCGGCTGATGCGCTACCGGCACCACCGAAATGAGACTCCATTGAATCTGTTCCACCCTTGGCATCATGGAGGCCGCTAGCAGCCTCAGCAAGACTTTTTCTAAGCCTTCCTATCTCAGATTTAAGCATCCTTGGGTCTATCTCATAAACCTCATCTAGAACCTCTTCTGCATCATCAACAGGCTCATCAACAGGCATGTCATCCATGTCCATGTCCATGTCCATATCCATGTCCATGTCCAGATCTAGCTCTTCTTCGTCGCCAGCCTCTTCTCCAAGTTCAAGAGATAGCTGGGCTGTACCAAGAGCTGATCCAAGAAGATCCTGAAGAGCTTCTGCATCAATATCATCGCCGAGATCCATAACAATTGCTGCCTCTCTAAGCGCAGCTTTTAAAGCTTTTTCATCCATTCTCATAGAACGTCCTTTCCCTTTTCGTGGTTCATGATCATCTTCATCTACTGGATCACCCATTTCATCATAGTGCATTCCTTCTTCTGCACCACGGCGTCGAGCGCCACTTTGATCGCCATCATCTGCCTCCTCAATAAGTGAGGAAAGGCTGTCCAGGTCGACCTCATAAAGAACATCGTTCTTATTGTTTGACATTATAGAATTCTCCATTGTAGTCTCATTTATATCTATTCTCCTAGAAGACAAACTGTTTGCTGTTTGCTTTATTTTGCTAGCAGCAGAAGTAAGCCGCTGTCTTTCAGATGCTGTTAGACCTCCGGCTGACTCCTTTAAAGCCTGGCGGACACCATCTGAAGATAGATTGATATCATCTCCTTCACCGAGAAGATTAATTAAAGAAGAAAGAGCACTTTCGTCGATGACGACCTCCTCTCCTCCAGAATCATCAGGCGACAGCAGATCAGAGATCGCTTCAGATAAAACATCTTGACCTTCTTCACTGGAAGTATCCTTGATATTATCATCTAAAAGCTGATCTTCTATAAACTGTCTAATCTTAGGCGTTACAGCCTCAATTATAGCGTTTTTAGCATTTTGCTCAGCAACATCTCTTAGTTGCTTTGCCTCTGCTATTGCTTCATCATAAAGTGACGTTGTCATTTTTAAACCTCATCCAAAATAAATATTACTGTAAGATTAAAAAAACCTATTCTATAGGTCACTATCTATCTCATCAAGTACT